ATCGGAAGTCTGTGAAAGTTGACTGGATAGTACCAAGGATTGTAGCGAGTCGTACTTTCCGTTTAAGGTCTTCATCCGTGTCGGTAGCTCGGACAACGACTTCTGTAAGGTTGCAGAACTGAAAGGGTCGAAGGATAATCTCGCTGCATGGGTTAGTACCAAAGTCAAAGTCCGGTGAGCGTTTTCCAAGCTTTTCAACGATGCGCCTAGAAGCGTCTCGATTGAAGATACCTCTTTCTCCTGACTTGGAGTCATACAAACTTTTCCATTCTTTAAGAAACTCTCCTACTTCGGGCTTGCCGTTGTACACAGCGGAGTTGTTGGCTAGTTGGCGATAAACGTGCCCCTCCCACCAAGCTCCGGACTTGGCCTTAGCCATAGGTTCAGAGCCTAGGTCGGAGAGACTAATCATGGCTGAGCGTCGTACCCCACCAACCACAACTACGTCGGCGACCATACACATTAGGTCGTGACATTCGAGAGGTGTTAGCCTACGCCCGGCGGCACCTCGGAAAAGCCGTACGGCAAATTCAAAAAGCCGAACGAGCGGTTCGGGTCCAGAAGCTCTTCCGCCAAACGTTCGTAGTCTCGCACCAGCAGGTCGTACTCCGCTGACGTCCCATCGGGGGACCTGACCTGCAATAAGCAAGGTGAGAAGTTCTCGGAAGGACTTTGCCCATCCCTCTTTACTATCTGCAACGACAATAGTGGTATCTGTGTCAGAAAATTCCTCCGTAATACGCGGTAGTTGTGAAACGTACTTCTCTTCTACGCTGAAACCTACGCCGGTCCCGCACATCAAAATGTACATGGCTTCGTCGAAGCTGCGCGGGCTATCAACTGGTAGGTAGGCGCAGTTGTAGGCTCCGACGTTGCACCTGTCTAATGCGGGACCAGCCGTCATCATTGCCCTCATAGAAGGCATGACTTCCATATTTCGAATAGCGTTCCACAATTGCTCATAGGTACTATTCTTGTCGTTTCTGTCTCCGTCGTCCATTAAAATTTCACCAACGGAGTCATTGTAATAATCAATAAGACGTTCTACAGTTTCGTCCCAAGTCTCCCGTCGTCCCAAGTCGTCACGCCAACGAGCGTAACGTGACCTATGTATGAATGTCGAATAATCGTCCAATTTTACTCCTTAGGTGCTTTGCCTATGCCAAAATAATCAAACAGGTCTTCCTCTGCTTCGTGGTCGTGAAGCTCGTCAATAATATGACTTCGCTTGTCTTTGACTACTCGCTGGTGGTACTTCCTACTGTGGAGGTCACGCGACAAGTAGTTCCGGCGGCGGATTTCCCTGCGCTGCTTGTTGTTCAATTCGTAGCTCATTAAATCGTTCCAGAAATTCTCTCTTAGCTCTACGTGGCTGCCAACTGTCCAAATCCACAGTATTCAGCAACCTAATCTTATTCTTAGGTTTGAGGATTTCTTTTTCAATTTCCTCATACAGCGGCCACTCACTTGTGTCTTCTTTAACAAAACGCTTCTCAAGAATGAGCATCGTAGTGTCGGCCTCTTTAACTTCCTTAGGATAAGGAAACTCGAAACCAAACTTCTTGCCCATTGCACTTTCAATCTTCGTTTCCAGTTCCTTGAAAATAGGAAGCGCCCACTTAAGGGGAGTAGGAAGGTCGTTGGTGAAAGCCTCTGCCGTGTCGTGCATGAGTGCCGTAAAGGCGTGTTCAGGAGGGACTATTCGACTAGCATTGACAAGATGCTGAGCAACACTATAGAACCTAGGTAGATGACCGCTAAAGCGGCATACGTTAGACAACGCACTAGCAATGTCTTCAATTGTTACGTCACTTTCTTCCGGTCTGTTGTAGTTGAAACGGCCACCGCTAAGGAGTGAAATCCATTGGTCGCCAATCTTAGCCTTCTTCATCAAGAATCTCTTTCAAGGTTACTGGTTTTTCCTTCTGTCGTAGGATTAGTTCAAGGCGGGCAAGTGCGCCCCAAGCAGTGTGCGCCGCATGTAGTAGTCCGCTATCCGGGTCAACTTCTTCTCCTGCACCTTCCTTAGCCATGTGTCGGACCATCGCGTCTGAATATCTTTCGATACCGTCCTCGACACCTTCCCATCCAGCCCAAGCGTACTTCCTCGCACCGAAAGTAGAAATTTCTCCGACTTGGGTAATGGCGCGTGGAAAATATGCAAACACGCCGCGCCAAAGGCAGGGTTTTCCGCCGTCATACTTGATAGCACCTGTACCGATTTTGCTAGGGTCATCTAGCGTAAATTCACTTTCGTTTAGTGGAGTTGCGGTCTGTGAACTCTGCTTCAATGTTCTTGTCTTCCTTTGCTAGTTTCTCGAAGTGTTCGTGAAGAACACGCCAAGTTTCGTCACCTTCGTTACCTTCGTACATTCCGTAAAAGTAGAAACTTTTAGTCAAAATTACCTTCTTTCAATTTATCAATTATAGATAGACCTCGTTTTCGTTCTTGTTCCGAAGCTTCATCCATTTCTCTTGACCAATTAAACTCGGATTGAACAGCAAATGACAAATCTTCAAAAGTTTCTCGAAGCCAATCTAAATCACTCTTCGAAATCGTCATTATCTTCATATTCCATCAACTCTTTTAGTTCGTCCAAAGCATCTTCAACTTCGTCGGGGAAAGCTTCAATCAAATCATCAACTGTGACGCCGATGTACTCCGCAAAGTCCCCGGCTTCAAAGTAATCACAAATCGCTCTGCGGAGCATCTCATCCATTATATTACTCGTCTAACTCCAACTGTTTTTCATTAAAGATGAACAACATTCCATCTTCATTTTCTACTACAATTCTACGGGCTCCTGATTTCTTGTAGAAAACTGACACAATTTTTCCGTAGAATTTATAATCTCCTGAGGTTTTCTTAACCTTATCTCCAAGGATAGGAAAATAGTCAGGCAACTTTCTTTCTTTCTCCGTCAAACCACTTGCGACAATCCTTACACTGGTGTCGTTGAATTTCAAAACAAGCGGTGTAACGCGGGCCACGCTTCTGCGTACGAGTACTGTGACAGAACACACACGCCTTCGAACCTAGAGCACGAATGGCCGGATGGTTCTCAATGTGCGGACCCATTTCAAAGTACAGCTTTTCGGTAATGATTAGGTCACCCTTACAATACTGCACCATTCTACGGCGAGCTTCCTTACTTCCTTCCATGACCTTACGCCACAGAGGAAAGCCTTCGTGTTCAACCTTCTTACCAATATCCAAATATTGGACGATGTAATCCAGTTTGTTACTTAGGAACCTGAAGTAAGCCCGTGCAGCCTTTTCAAGGTCGATGTGAGTTAGCTTAGGAAGAGGGCCTAGCTTGTGCTTGAGCAGTTCTGTCCTAATCCACGGAATGTCAAACTTAGCACCGTTCTTGCTGACTACGGCGTCACACTCTTCAAGCAACTCAATCGTACGTTGCAGCATCTCTTGCTGCGTCATGTCCCAGTTGGTTAGACAGTAAGACTTGCGTTCACCAATCCACTTGTAACCAACCATGAGAATGTAAGGATGAGCCTTGACTTGAGCAACACCGAAGTTGGCGTTGTACAGAGGACCCCATCCCCAAAGCTCTGCCGGAGCCGTCTCAATGTCAATTACAAGGATGCGTGGAAGTTTATCCAATGTGCTTGTTCTTAAGACGAGTTAGAGCGCCCTTTGCATCACGTTCACGCTTGTAAGGACCGAAACAGAGATTAACATCTTCACAGATGTACCAGCCTCCGTTAGGTTCCTGCTCAATCGTCAACAGGGTCGCTACGTTCTTCTTTCCACCAAGCCAGCGGAATAGTGCCTTCAGCCCAAGGAAACCCGTGCTTTTCTGCCCACTCCCAGTTTCTGAGCTTAGCTCTTTTATTTCTTTTACCGTTCGCATTTTGAAAAACAAACCTTATGTCTAGGTGAGGATTGGCAGCCTTAACCGCTTTCATCTTGCGGCAAGCGGCTGCATCCAAATACCCTTTAGCCTCGACTATGATACCGTTCGGAAGAATAAAATCCGGAAGATAATTCCCTTTAATGATGTAGGGAATGTAGTGAGGCTCGTGAACTAGAGACTTGCGACTGCGCTTGGCAGCATCCCAAATAGTCTCTTCGAATTTACTGCGGAAATTAGGTGTCTTGTTCGTCAACGGGAGTTACAATAAT